ATGACGAATAACTCATCACTTTCCATTGGTATGAGTGCAACTCTTTCTATACCAATGGATAAAAAAGCACAACAACTATGTAAAGAAGCAGCAAAAACACATAATGAATATCGTCAACAGTTACTTGCTAATAAAAGATTAGATTTTGAGATTGCTAGATTAAAAAATTGTGGTGAATTATTAAAATCCGGAATTCAGTTTCATCCCAAAAGTCCATATTATAAGGTATGTGCTGATGTAGTAGTTCATAACGTTAATTACATTAAACCACATCGTCACACTATTCCCGCCCCTTCAAAACGCGAATTGCCTTATTCCTCAAACGCTGCTGACCTCGGCGCTCCTTTAAAGACTCAACCTTCACAGACTTCCCCCGAATAGCAGCAATCTTTTTCATAACTTTCTTGACTGTTGGCTTGACCACTTTAAGAAGAAGATCTACTAATGGTTTAGCAAGCAGTGCTGAAGATGTTGCTACAACAGCAATAGAAGCAGTGGTAGTTATCATTCCCGCTGAAGGTATGTTCTGAACGATTTGATCTGGAATAGATAACTCCTCAAATACAGGTAAACATTCCTTTCCTACAGTTTCATAAGCAACTATTTTTCTGTTACCTTCTAATATTTTTCCAATAGGATCTTTTAGTTGTTGTGCCCTTGTAGGACATTCTGCTATAGGTTCTTTTGTTTTTGGAACTTCTGGTACTTTAGTTTCTGGAACTTCTGGTGATTTAACTACAGGAACATCTTCTTCTGTAGTAAAAACTAAATCTTCAGGAGAATAATCCATCGCATCATATGATGGATATTCATTAGAACAAAACGTTTTTGTTCCCTTTGGGTCATCATTTGCTAGTTGTGGTCCACCATCAGGATGCGATCTAACACAACCAGGCATATTTACAATAGGACTACCAATATCAACAGTTACTGGAACATCGATAAAATTAACTACAGGTGGAGCAATTTGCCATACCCCAACTTCTGGTATTCCTTGTTTAGGGATTGATATATTACGAATCCCCATATTGGGGATTTCCATCAGGGAAGTCTCATCCCACCACTAGGTGCTGACTCACCAAAGGGAACAGCACCACCAGTCGTTTTAGGCATTTCGGGCATAGCAGAATCTAAAAGTTCAGGTAAAGCACCAGCAACGCCATCAACAGCGGCATCAGTAACTTGTTTTTTAACTCCATCAATGAGTGCATCCTTTTGTAGATAGAGATATGCACCACCACCAATAATACCAGCGGTTCCTACAAATGATAATACTGCTAAAACGTTAATTAATTTTTGCATTTTACTCTCCTCTTTTACTATTAAAACTTGGAATGAGTTGATACGCCATTTTATCGCGAAGTTTATTTATTCTCTCTTCATCGTAAGAAGAGAAATTATCACGTTTCTCTATCTTCTTATAATAGTGTAGAGCATTAAGGATTATCGTATAATCCTCCATAGTCAGTTCAAACGAGTGTCCCATGTGCTCTACGAATCTCTCTAAGTTCTTCAAAGTTTTTTTGTTTTGTTCCGCCATCGTATGCCCAAGCGTAACCTTCTTCGATCATTTTTTCATTGAGTGAGAGTTCGGCGTCTCCAATGTACAACCACCCAAGTAGACGACCATACTTACCCATGCCGCCGACAAGCTCAGTACGGATAACAAGATCATCATCACCAGCAATAGCTCCCTCTAATTTTTCCTTCATCCAATTAGTTGCGTCAATACCCAACTCTTTTTCGTCAAGATCTTTAGTACGTTTTTCTGGAGTATCTACACCAGCAACACGAACTCTCTCTTTCTTATAAAGATCAAATCCTAGATCGATAGTAACATCAATCGTGTCCCCGTCCACTACTCGGTTGATCTCGATCACTCGGAAGTTGTAACAACTCTTCCGACTTGGTGGTACCATCGCTCCCATTTTCTATCATCTCCTTAAATGATATCATTAGTATATATCTCACATAATAAAAAACTCCCATAAGGAGTATGACCAGTAAAATAATCACACTCCATACAGGATCGTTAATATCATCTAAGGGTCTAAGTAATAATTCCACTTATCACTCTACATGCACAGTACCAATCATTCCTGCACCTTTATGGGGAGCACACCAATAAGTGTAGTCACCAGCATCAGTAAAGGTAACATCAAACTCTTCACCAGGCATCAATGCGAGTGCCTCATGATCAAGTTCGGGATGATCTTCCACAATCACATTATGTGGAGGAAGCATGTTGTTTACAAAATGGACTGATTCTCCTGCAGCAATTGTAACTTCTGCTGGATCAAAAACCAAGTTACCATCTGCGCCCATCATTACGTCTACAGCCCAGGCAGGAGCAGCAAGAAAAAGTGTAGCCAACAATGCGAAAAAGAACTTCATTTCCTTTTATGCGTCTACACTATCTATGGTAACTTGCGACCCATGTAGCGAGGATTTGTCTTGACTTCCTGACTTACCATTTCACCAAATTCGGTGCAACATTTACACCATTTTTTTCGCAATTCTTTTCTTTCTGGATCATTATGATCCCTTGACTCAAATAAAGAAAACCACTCCCTCCAAAGTTCAGCACATTCGTCTGATTTCTTTTGAAGGTGTGGTTCTCGATACAATTAAATTACTTCTTAGGTTCTATTGCAGATTGAACTGGAGGTTCTTCTTGTTTTTTTGCTTGTGCTTTCGAACCTCCACCGCCTGCCTTAGCAGGAGATAGACCGAATGCAGCAAGAGATCCGGAGAAGACCGATGCAATAAAAGTTGGATCGAAATCCAAAATCTTTTGACCGTTAGGAAGTCTTACGTAACTGAATGTGAGAAGAGAGGCAGACCAAATAAGTACAACTACTTTCACCAGATTACCAAGAACTTCACTCTTATCTTCATGATCGTGGTCTTGCTTCTCTACTGCTGGTTTTGTATCAGACATGTAGAGAAAGTAAGGCTCAGTTATTTAGTAAGGTATCCGTTTTCCTCCAACCATTCGCGTGTTTTGGGAGTTGGTTCATAATCTGCCCACATAGTTCCGCGAGCACATGATTCAAGTGCTTCCATCGTCATGTTCTCAGTATGTCCTGCCCAGAATGCTTCTTTTTCCCAGGGAATAGCATGAGGCATATTCTTGTATGTTTTAGTTGCAATCTTCTGCCACATCATAGGAACATCTTCTTCATTCTTGATGATAGCAATCAAACTATTTTTGATAGTTCCAGCCATACAATCTTGAGCAGCATGCCATCCTTCGTGACGCATCACCGACATCAATACGCTAGGACGACGCATATGAGTTTTATTCAAAAAGAAGTTATTACTTACAGTATGATAAACTCCACGATGACCAACAGGAAAATACTTTTCGTCTGCTAGAAACACCCCAACTCCGACTTGATCCAAGGCAACGAGCATTCTGTGGAACTCGTTAGCAATAATATCATAATCACTATTGGGATGCTCGTCAGCAATAGTATCAATACTTTCGACTTTGTGGACTCCATCGGTGCATTCGCGAAGTAGCATACATCCCATAGCATCCATTGTATAGAATCCTTTAGTTGGCTTAGATTCTACTGGACTAAACGTTGAAGTCAGTGCCATCATCAAAGCACTGCTCCAAGTGATCAATGTTTTTTTCATTAATTTCAGAAAGATAATTTTGGAAATGTTGTTCAATGTTATCAACATTTTTATTGCCTTGACTCACCCAATCACTACAAAACTCATATACGCTTCTGCAGTGCTCTTCAAGATGATGACTCAAGCAATAAAAAGCAGATGCACGAAGTTGCATCTTTTCATCACCATAACGCCAATCTACATTCATTTAAATTGTCCCATTCCAGTGCCAGAATTCCAACCACCAGGACCTTCATGAAAGTTTTCAGATCCTCCTTGAGTTTCAGATACAGTAGTCCAGTTTTTGGTTGCAATCTCATAAATTTTAGCATGAATATCATGAGATTCGCAAGTCACTTCAGAACGATGTTGTTCTTCTAACATTTTCATCTCAGTCTCCTGCTCCATATAATCTTTCTGCTTTTCAGTAAGTTCAGGAGCAGGACCAAACCAAGGATCATCTTGTAGATATGCAGGTGCAGGAACACCAGTGTAGTGATTCAAAGTATCATCTTTAGATGGTTGATCTTCATCATATTGTTCCTGAAAATCTTTACAATCTACTTTTTCTTCATCAACTGCACATTCAACACTCCAACTACCCATTGCTTCAGGGGAATGGAACACTTGACCCAATGTTTCTTTGATTGCTCTGATAATCATGCTTCAAGTACCAACTTCTTACTATAGTTATATGAGTAATATTCCCTATTACCCTTGATTCCCCATCCTAACCAATAGTAGGCGGGGACCATGTATTGTCTGATACTTTGTCCACGTCCTTCGAATTCAGGAAGGACTGATTGAAACTGATCTTCATTAATCATGTATCGAGTTTGTCCTTCGATGCTACTAGGATCACAATTAAATTTTTTACAAAAAGATCCTAACCCCAGATAACGGCTCTCAGTGGTCCACTGAATGAGTCCGTAACCACCGCTATGGCAACTATCGTAAGGAACTCTAGCACCTCCCTCGCAGATGTTGGAATGGAACATGCTTTCCTGTTTAATGTTTCCCAAGATTGTTGCAAGGGCATTACGATCCGTGATGTTAGTTCTTTCTTGGAGTTGTTCAAGGACATACTTTTCTTCGGGGGTACATTCAGGACATTTCCAAGCAGGATCATATTCCTCTACAGGAAGTTCAACCAAAGGTGGAGGAGTAATTTCACGAATGCTTGAATGAGCACATGCTCCAGGAATAGATGAAATCAGTGCGAAAGAAATAATTTTATTAATCATAATAAGTCAAGCAAAAGTTAATTAATGTCGTAAATAATTTTTAAATCGGATTTACTGTTCTCTAGTTCATCAGCGAAATAGGCAAGATAAAGTTTAGAAGCTTCTTCTTGCTTTCCTTCAGATGTTAGTTGTTTCACCTTTACCATGATTTTTTCTTTAAATTCTTTTGATGGTCCGTCAGACATCTTGATCTCCTATGTATTCTAGTGAGTAGATATCATGATCTGAAATATTTGGGTCTAACCACTCAGAGAATTCAGTTTGAAGAGCAAAGGCATCATCTAGGTCTTGTTCACAGAGACTATGTATACGATCGATTGCCCAGTCATGAGTTTTGGTGAGCGTCTCTTCCAAAGTTACCATAGTCTTTTCGCATGTAGCGTCCTAGAATATTGCTATTATAGTACGCAGGTAACCCGTCGTCAAGTGCCTCAGTTAAGACATCATTTAAGAATAGTTGTTTTGTCTCTTCAAAATTACAACTACCTTTGGTAATGTGAAGACTTAGTATCTCTCTACTGAAAGTCTCTTTACCATATTTTTTTAAATCTTCTTTTAATTCTGGGCAAGAACCATAATACTTTTTCCAATCAGATTCTTGCTTTACTTTTCTCTTTTTCCCTGGTGGTGTTCTAAAAGACCAAAAATACTTTCTACCAATGTATTGTCGTTTGTTCGACTTATTGGTAATCAAATAAACAAACCCATAGTG